TATGGTGAGCTAAAGGAGCTACAGTTATGATTTCAGTTATTGGCATCGGCAATGCGGCTTCCGCCATCGCAGCCAAATTTAGCGAGATAAAAAATTATGAGGTATACCAACTTAATGATAAGATAGAGGAAAACACTGCGCATCAGTTTAAGCTGACGTCCTTTCCCCGACCAGAAGAATATGAAGTGAACGTCCCTGACGTAAGTAAATTTTTTGGGGATGTGCGCGGCCGCGTGCAAGTCTTTGTAATGGGCTCGTCAATGAGTTCTAACTACACATTAGGTCTCTTAGGCCAGATTAAAGCAGGAGAAATAGATCTCGTCTACATTAAACCGGATATAGAATTGCTAACAGGGACGCCCCAACTCGTAGAAAATATAACATTTGGAGTGCTGCAGGAATATGCGCGCTCGGGTCTTTTTCGAAGTATTACTCTTATTTCTAATTTGAGTCTCGAAAAAGTATTAGGCGAAGTACCGATTAAGACTCACTATGAAGTCTTGAACGAATTTATCTTTTCGACTTTCCACTATCTGAATTATTTTGAATTTACTGATCCAGAGATCGGGACTGTCTCCAAAGCTTCCGAGGTTAATCGCATTCGCACCATTGGAATGCTCGACGTAAAAAATCTTGAAGAAAAATGGCTTTTTGACCTTGACAACGCCCGCGAAATCGGTTATTATATATGTATAAACGAAGAGAAATTAGCGACCGAAGGAGGGTTGCACAAAAAGTTGGTCGATATGCTTAAAGAGAAGCCGAAAAATGCTTACAAGAAAATCTCATATGCAATTTATGAGACTGAACATGATGACTTTGGGTTCTGCGTTGCCCACACAAACGTAGTACAAACACAAAAAACACTTGACTCTTCAAGTTGAGTGTGGTATACTTTATTCACAAAAGGAGAAATTGAATAATGTCAATTGATATGGAGCTTATGCGCCGCAAGCTCGCAACTTTGCGCGGTGAAAACAAGGGTGATTCTAACTCTGTTTGGTTCAAGCCAGACGAGGGAGACACCGACATTCGGATCATTCCAACTAACGACGGAGATCCATTGAAGGAAATGTTCTTTCATTATAACGTAGGAGACCACAGAGGAGGAATTCTGTGCCCCAAGCGTAATTTTAGTGAGGCATGTCCTATCTGCGAATTCGCTTCTTCGCTTTGGCGAGAAGGAAGCGATAACAACGACGAGGAAAGTAAGAAGCTTGCAAAGTCACTCTTTGTGCGTACTCGCTACTTCTCCCCTGTTGTGGTTCGTGGTCGAGAAGACGAGGGAATTAAGGTATACGGCTATGGTAAGACCGCATACGAACTTCTACTCGGGTACATTCTAGATCCCGAATACGGTGATGTCACAGATATTACAGAGGGTACTGACATCACACTCACTTACACCAAGCCCACCAAGCCCGGTGCATACCCCCAGACGAGCCTGAAAATGCGTCGTAATACCTCAACTTTGCTTGAGGATACCGAGGCCATCCCCGCCCTCCTTGATGGCATGCCCGACTTTGACGGACTTTTTGACCGTCTTAGCCCCGAGCAGGTAGACGCTATTCTCGATGAGCAACTCGCCGGAGACGGATCCGCCGAGTCGCGTTCACGCGAGACTGCCAAGTACAAGAGCACTGAAACTACTGATGTAGACCGTGCGTTCAATGAACTGGTAGCAGGCTAGGCTCGCCCCGCTGGCAGACCGGGAAAAGTCTGCCCCATTTTAAATAGAAACTTAGGTCGGCTATCGCCTTCCATAGAGTCGCAATTTCGTAAGTCGGCTGGAAAAGATAGCATGGTCATTGACCATTTACTTATCAAAAGGAGAAACAACAAATGAGTAACAAAATAATTGGACCACAGGTCCGTATCAACCGGCTCAGAAGGCGCGCCCTCGAAGCGAAGATCAGGAAGCTGGGTAAGCGTGGAACGCTAGAAAAAATAGCAACCACAATTCAGGCGATTGTTAATCGCCCAACAAAGATAACCACACTTGAGGCTTACCTCAAGAACGGTTGGGACTGGGCTTTGTTTAGTCCCATCCTTGTTGCTGAGTTCCCCAACGGAGAGAGATTTCTGCTGGATGGTGATCACCGCAAGCATATGTGGCGTATCGTCATGGGAGAAGATGAGCCGATTGAGGCATTTGTAATTAAGGTAAAAGATAAGCAGGAATACCATCGCATCTTTGCCGAAATTAACAAAGACAACAGAAAGCAATGTTCTGGCGAGGAAACTTTTCTTCACAAGTATCTTGCTGGTGACGCCGAAGCCGTAATTACTGGAGGACAATTGTTGTACTGTGGTTTGGCTGTGTGTGGATCACCTGACGATCCTGTCAGCGGATACGTAGGCACCTGCGGAAACCCGCTAGTAAGCGTCTCGGGATTCCGAAGAGCAGCTAAGCGCGACTGCGGTACCAACCCCGCCAATGTCAAATTGGCCGCTGATACTATTAAGTCGGCATGGCCAAATGATAAGAAGATCCAGACAGAGCTTCTTGAAGCCTTGACAATCTTGTACGTTACATACCCGGTCCTAGGATCGACACGTAAGGGAAACAAGATTTCTGGTGAGTTTGCAACGTGGTTCAAGGACCACCTTAGCATTACAAAGCAACGCGACAAGGCTCGCGATTGGAAGATGGACGGGGGCAACGTACACCACTTTGCGTCCGTATCCACCGCCAAAGGGCTCTTGGCTGGGTTCTTGTCGATATCAATCCCGGGAGGAGCTTCTTCCAAGGGCAAGACATTGAAGCAGAACAAGCTAGATCCTCTGTTCACAAAGTGAAGTCCCCGTTGCGATATCCTGGCGGTAAAAGCCGGGCAGTCACAACGTTAATGGAATTCATCCCCGAAGACTGTGGGGAGCTTTGCTCCCCCTTTCTCGGGGGTGGTTCCTTTGAATTAGCGTTGTCCGAAAAAGGAATTACGGTTCATGCTTATGATGGGTTTAAGCCAATCGTATGGTTTTGGCAGGCGCTCCTCAAAGATGCAGAACGCTTGGCTGATGTGGCAGATTCTTATCGTCGCCTCAAAACCTACACCTATAAAGACGAGAAGCTTAGACGACGAGGGTTACCTAAAAAAGATTTCGAGAGATTTCGAGAAGAGGTTCGATTTGCGTTACGGAAAAATCATCCTTTAACTTTTGAAGCGGCCGCAAAGGTTTATGCTATCAATCGTAGTAGCTTTTCAGGAGCTACATTTGCCGGCGGCTTTTCCGAACGTGCGTCTTATGCACGGTTTACAGATAGACGGTTAGCAGAGTTGAGGAAATTTAAAGTGGGGAGCTTTACTGTTAAGCATGCCGACTTTAAAGATTCCCTGAAAAGACATGACTGTTATTATTATCTTGATCCTCCCTACTTCCTGTCAGGAGTGAGAAATAAATTGTATGGAGACGATGGAGATATGCACGAGCTTTTCCCCCATCTCTCTTTGTTTTCTGAATTAAGAAAAAGAGAGAATTGGATTTTATCTTATAATGATTGTGAAGAGATCCGCGAACTCTATCGAGATTATAAAATCCATGAAGCCGCATGGACTTATGGAATGAACAAGTCAAAAAAATCTTCAGAAATTATCATTACTAACTTGCCAAAGCGCAAGCACTGTGTTATAATATAATATATAAGGAGAGGCACTATGCCGAGAAAGGCAAAACAATCAAAAGCTGGTCGTGTATCCATGCAGGAACTCATGACCTTAGTAAATAAGAAAGCGGGGCGCAATGTCGCGCACGATCTAACGGGGGCGAACCCCACCGAAGTCAAGGAATGGATCCCCACAGGATCCCGCTGGCTTGACAGTATTATATGCAAGGGGCACATCGGCGGCATTCCTGTCGGCAAAGTCACAGAGATTGCCGGACTCACCTCCACAGGTAAGTCTTACATGGCCGCACAGATTGCAGCCAACGCCCAGAAAATGGATAAGCTCGTCGTATATTTTGATTCCGAGTCAGCCATCGACCCTGCTTTTTTGGAGGCAGCAG